GCCCTACATTGTCTACGGGAACGAGTGCCATTTACTCTGGCAGTGCTGCTTTCAATTGGCCCATAAACACAGACTTAGCCGCATCTAACTGCATTAACTTCATCTGTAGGGCGTTGATTTCTCCCTCTAATTGGGCGATATGATTGATAGCGAGTTTAGCCTCATCCTTCAGGTCTTCAAACTTGTACTCTGAGCCGTCGATACTTACTACATTTTCCTGTTTCTTTGCTTTAGGCATTGTAGGCGTTCCCCGAGACAATGGCTGCATCAACGTCAGTCATGTCTTCTGATGTCCAGTAGTCTCTGGTTAGCATTAACTCAAGATGCTCTACGTTTCTATCTACACAGGCGTTTTTCTCGTCTGCACTTTCATCGTCCATTTGAGTTCCAGCAATAACTGCGTTGATAAGATCAACACTGTGACCCATAGCCGTATAATGTTGCGCTATCTGCGCGGCTGTTTCTGCCATTTTACTACTCCTATAATTGCGCCTTCAGAGAGTCAATCTCGTCAGACAGTTCTTTAATCGCATTGACCAGTATTGGCACAATACGCTCGTACTTCAACCCCATATTAACTTCATCATCAGTTAAACTAGTAACCAATCTATCTTCTTTACTATTGCCATATCCAATTTCTTGTTCAAGTGTTTGCACTTCTTGCGCTAATAAACCTAGATTTACCCTAGACTTCTTACGCGATCCATCTGGAACTGCTGCAAGAATATCAGCGGAAGTGGGGTTTTCCCCAGCATACCAAGACCTCTTATCCCACTTGTAAGTAACAGGTCTTAATTGTTTTACAAAAGATAGGCCATGTGTAAAGTCAGTTATATCTGCCTTGTCTCTTTCATCAGATGATGAAATTGAAGTATCCGCGCAAAACAAATCACTAATATCATTATCACCTAAACAAAACTGATTGCTTCCGGTAGTAACGGAGCCAGAAGGTGAATTTGCATCTCCAGAATTGTACCCAAGAAATGTATTGTTTGCTCCTGACGTAACATCATTACCAGTGCCAGAACCAAGGGCCGTGTTTGTTCCACCAGTTACTGCAGCAGAATCTTTGCCTAACGCCTGTCTGCCAATAGCCGTATTATGACTACCTGTAGTTATTGTTTTACCAGAATCATGTCCAATAGCGGTATTACTTGCTCCGGTAGTATCCACAAGCAATGCGTTATAACCAACCGCAGCATTAGAACCACCAGTTGTGCAAGCACCTAATGCAGCACCGCCAATACCAGTGTTATGACTTGCTGTTGTAATTGCATCGCCAGCCTCATAACCAATTAAAACAGTTTGAGTTGAAGTTGTGGCTGTAGTACCAGTGTTATACCCCATCATTACGTTGCCATCACCCGTTGTGAGGGCATCACCACACTGCACACCAACGGCTACATTATAACTGGCGGATAAGTTCGCTCCCAATGCGCCATGACCCAAAGCAACTAAATTGCTGCCAGTAGTATTAGCATCTAATGCAGAAGACCCAACAGCAGTATTATTTGCTCCAGTAGTATTTACTGTTAGAGCGTTATACCCTAAACCCGTATTATTGGCGGAATCTGTGGATAGCCGTAAAGCAGACCAACCAAGAGCGGTATTATTCGCGCCGGTTGTATTTGTAAAGAGTGCCTGATAACCGACGGCTGTAGCGTAATTTCCTGTAGTGTCAGTTGCAGCCTTATAACCAATAGCGCATATACCAAGTGCGCCATTAGCAGCATTAGCAGCCTCATGTCCTACAGCAGTAAGTTCAGATACTGTGGTATTTGCGCCTAACGCACCATTTCCTATTGCTACGTTTTGTGTGGCTGTAGTATTGGCATCCAATGCTTGGTATCCTACTGCTACATTATTTGCGCCAGTGGTATTTTCAAATAATGCTGATCTGCCTACCGCCGTATTTGTTGCGCCAGTAGTATTAAGTTTAAGAGTCTGAACACCTAAAGCGGTATTATCATCTGCAGTTGTAGTTGCGCTTAATGCCCCATCACCTATTGCAGTATTATTATCACCTTCTGTAATAGCATCTGAGGAATTTTTACCAACAGATGTATTCTGTGATCCAGTTGTTAGTGCTGCTAAAGCGGCAGAGCCTACAGCAGTATTAGCAGTTCCAGTGGTAGCCGCTGTTAAAGCGTTATATCCTATAGCGACAGTTTCATCCGCTGTAGTTACCGCATCTAAAGCAGTAGTTCCAACCGCTACATTATTACTTGCGGTATCAGTTGTTGCAGATGGATCGCTGCCCAACCAGATGGAGTTGTTTTCCTGAAGCATTGCAAATCCATCTAACTGATTAACTTCAGCAGCAGTCGTAGTAACCGCAGCAGCCCCAAGACTAGTAAACTGAGACTGCAAAACTGACTTCACGAGACGAATCTGGTCGTCGCCCTCACTAACTGGGTCTGTGGCTAGCGGATTTGTAGCCGAAAGTTGGCTAATATATGTGGCTGTCTCTACACCCATGATTCACCCCCTATGTTAATTCAAATATACCACTCGAACTCGGAGTGACAGTGAGTGTATTAGCATCAGCCAAAGTGAATTGAGATGTAGTCAACTTTGAAAAACATACCAGTTTACCACTAGATTGATAGATGACTGCGTATTTAACATTCGCAATTGTCCCACCAGTGGCAGTCCATACAACAGCAGTTGAATCCCAACGAAACACACCAGCAGATGCGCCAGCGGCCCATGTTCTAGATGGAACAGATGCACCACCAGTAGTGTATCCATTGCCATTAGCAACTTCATTTGCGAGTGACGCTTGTGTCGATAAAGTAGCAGTGTTTACATTAGCACTTGCAGCGCTAGTATGCAAAGCCATTTTAAATCCAACACTTGTACCGCTTAAATCAAAGTCGCCTTCGCCTAAATATTCCCTAAAGGAATTATAAAAACTCCAAGCAGCAGCAGCCATGTTATATTACCTCCTCTTTTATAGTCAATGAATCTGGGTTTTTTATTATATGGGAAATAAGCCCATTTCCATGAACAGCCAAATCATAATGTTCGCCGGTCTTAGAAATCATATCAACGAACTCTTTTGCTTGATGATAATGGGCAGCCGTACACCTAAATTCCTTTCCAGATACAGTAACGTCTATGATTCCTTCATCATCATTTTCAGGTTGCTCATAAGCATGATGTTCTCCTATAACACAACTGTCAAACCCAAACATCTCAAACTTATGAAATCCCAACATTCTAAACAAATGTACAGCCCTCAGCGCTATGGTAGCACCCCCCATCACAGGAAAATATTCTTCACCATACTGTTCCTGCAAAAGATCATAATTTTCATCTCCAGCAACGTGCCAAATCCACACTTGGCAATCTTCCAACATATCAAACACAGAAGGATGACATTGTGAAGAAATAAAATACTTACAATCCTTTCTTAATGGTTTAACAAACCTATTATTAAATTCTCTACTATCCAACATAACCATAGCAGAAGGCTCTAATCCATTATCTATACAATACTTATAACTTCCATTAACAGTTATAACTGGGACTCCATCATTTTTCTTTTCTAAAAGGTTAGGAAAAGTTTTTTTTAATGTTGGCCCACCTAGAGCAAGACAAACTACTTTGTCCCATTGAGTTTCGTAAGGCTGAACTTGAGGTAACCCCCTCTGAATATTTTTTTTTATGTTATCCCTTACCTTATCCTTGTCCTCATTGAGATTACATATTATCTCTGGAACAGGTTTTTTTACAGAAACAGAAGGTGGGTATCCTTTAAATACGCTAGTTAGAACCACGAAACTCCATCCTTATCTCTAATCCCTTTGCCGCAGTGCTGCTACCAATAGCATCTATATCAATTCTTAATACAGTAGCAGTTGTTCCATCAGAATACACTTTATTAACATTACCACTTGTATCAATTACTGCCGGTGTAGCAGCGCTATTAGTATCCAATTCTCCAGCATCTATTGTTATTGGAGTGCTAAGAACATCAGTTGATGTAGTTACATTATATAATTGAACAGTCGTAACGCTTCCAACCCCAGCAGTATATACATGAGCACCTATAGAGTACAGAACCAATCCATCAAAAGTAGTTGGACAAGTAACCGCCGTAATTCCATCACCTACATAAGTATCATTAGCGTCTGGAATAACCTTTATAACCATAGTTCTATAGAAAAATGGAGTATCAATGGCAAAAATCTTTTTAGCAGCACCAGCCGATGTATCCCAAAAAGAAATATAATCAGCATTATCAACCATAGTAGTTTCAGCGCCAAATGAGTTTATTAGTTCTTGCTTATCATTATTAAGATTCGTAAAGTTACCATCCACTTCTGAAAATGAAAGTGGTGATCCCTTTGTTTCTCTAAGTGTTATCGTAGCCATTATATTTCCTATGAACTTGTATCATTTTCACAATATCCAGAAGTCCAATAAAAAGGTTGAGCGTAAGGAAGAATACCATACGGAAAATCTCTCGGTTGTTTTTCGTAGAACTTACGACCATTAACCATCCTGTAAGCAACTCTTCGCGGAGGCCCTTTGTAACCACCGCCGTACCTAAATCTCCTAGCCATTAATAACGTTCCTCTTTTGCTGGTTCTAGGACTCTTCCCCTTCTTGGCATTGGAGGCATAGCATCCATGTCATATATTCTGGACAGTGCATCTAGGAAGTCTGGGTGTATACTTGGAAATAAGCAATACTCATTTTCCTTTACCCAATTAGAAAGATCGTATAGTTTACCCTCTTCGTTTTTGCACATTATCTTTTTAGAATTAAGAAAGTCTTGCTTTCTTTCTTTATAATCAATTTGTGCAGAAGTCAACTGATTCTTATCGGTTGGATATGGAAAAAAGAATGAACCATCTTTCAAGTCTGGTTCTAGACGTTGTATCCTATCTTTTTTAGATTGAGAACCCCCACCACCTACCCAGTTCAATTCATATATAGGGAATGAACTTCCTTCTATTCTCATCATCTCTTTAAAGTGCTCAATATCTGCCTGAGCACCGTATCTTTCGTAACCAACTTTTACTTCTCTTATGCCTGGGGCCCTCTTCCATTTAGTCCTAAGCTTCTTTAGATTATCCCATCTTTCAGATAGAGATAACCTATGGCATAACCCATCAAGTAGAAACTTATTATAGTTAGAGTCTACCCCAACTACGGCCATAGCAGTTCTATTAGAAGTCTTCTTCTTGGAGTGAGCAGGATCACACATAAGGTATACATTCATAGTATATGGTCTTACTTCCCACTCCTGCCACCATTCTTCTTTAAATGCTATATCAGAACCAGCTATAGGATTTAATAATTGCTGGCATGCAACTGTAAATGAAGAGGTTGTTTTTTTTATTTCTTCCCATCTTTCTTT